GAATTTTTAACTTCAACTGTGGGTACAGAAACTCTCATCGAACACGATGTTAACTTAGTTCGTCATAAAAATGTCATTCACTCTAGATCTATCCTAAACAAATTTATATCTGAGAGTGATTTTATTAATCTCAAGGAGCCTTTTGAAGTAACTTTTATGGATCCAACCACAGGACCAGTTCCTTTTATTTACCCAAGTTTGGGATTTAAGGAGAAATTTGGTGTTCCTGTGGCTGTCACGCCTAGTGCCAAGACTGATTTTGTAATTATGGATGCTATTCGTTATACTGCTCAGTCAAAAGTAGGATGGTGTGGCTTGCCAGTTGTCTTACAAGTTAGGAGTACTGACCCTAATAAGATTGTTGGCATGCATGTTGCTGGTCGTTCAACCAATAATAGAGCTTATTGTACTGTTATTATTAAAGAAGCACTATATGAAGCTCTAGATGTTGACATTCCAAAGCCTCCTGAACTTGAAGTTGTTGTTCAACAGCATAATATAAAAGTTGAGGATGTTGCTAAAACTGAAATTTCAGTAATTGAGCCAGTTGGCTATTCAAAAGTTACTGATCTGATGTCAGCTATGGGTGTTGAAGACAATGCGACTGCTCAAGGAGATTTAAACGAAGCAAAACAACTTCCAACTAGGTTTACAATAATTGGAAGAGTGGATGGAGCCCTTGCCCATTCACCGTATGGATTTACTTCAATTAGACCTTCTGATCTCCAAAGTATCTCTGGATTTTGTCCAATGCAAATGCCATCATTAATGAAGGTTTTGCCACACTGTGAGCCGTTTTCTAAGGCCTTAACCAAGTATTGTATTGGTACATTGGATAATGCGGATCATAAGTGTTTGGGCAAAGCTATTGAAGACGTTAAGGATTTCCTAAATGTGGTATCAAACCAAGGGGATCCAAGGGTTTTTAGTTTAGCTGTCGCTCTTTGGGGTGACCCAGAGAATCCTAATTTTCAGTCTATAGCTTCTTCTACAAGTCCAGGATTCCCTATGAACAAGACTCAAAATATTAATTTGAAAAAGTTCTTGTTTAGTGAGGAATTTCCGCGTGATGAGAGTAATTCCACTTATCTAGTGGTCTTGGAACTTGTTAATGAAGTCATTAAACATGCGAAAGAAGGTAATCGAATGATGTGGGTTTTCACCGATAACTTGAAGGATGAACGTCGACCTATTGCAAAAGTTAAAGCAGGTAAGACACGACTTTTCAATGGGTCTCCTTTTATATATTTCGTTGTAGTCCGAATGTATTTCGGTGCTTTCAATTCATGGATTCTGGAGAATAGGATTACGAATAGTATTACTTTGGGAATAAATCCATTTTCCCGAGATTGGCATAGGATTGCTACAAGGTTAATCTCTCGTAATGAGGGAGAATTTGTTGGAGCTGGAGATTATTCTGGTTTTGATGGTTCCGAGGTTGCGCCTATTCATAATGAAATTCTTGATTATATTAATGAATGGTATAACGACGGGCCAGAGAATGCTCAGATCAGAAAAGTTCTGTGGATGGAATTAACTAACTCTAGACATATTTTTATGGATCATGTTTATGAGTGGACTGGAAGTTTACCTTCTGGACATCCTATGACTTCAATAGTCAACAGTATTTACAATCTTATTGCTTTTCGTTATTGTTATTATCGAAGCTTTGGTCTAGGTGCTCCGCGCTTTGATAAGGTTGTTGAGCTCCAAGTACATGGTGACGATAATATTTTCTCAGTGGATCCTGATTTCGGGACAGGCTTCAACGAAATGATCTTGCCTGAGCTCATGAGTGAGTTATCTTTGACCTATACTACTGAACAAAAGGTTGTTAAGGCTGTTAACCACTTTAGGCGTATTAGACAAGTTGAGTTTTTAAAGAGAGGGTTTCGATTCTCTAATGAACTGGGAATGTACGTTGCTCCTCTAAGGTTTGATGTTGTTCGGGAGATTCCAATGTGGACCAAGAAAGGTCAAGATCGTATGGCTATTTTCTTGGACAATATACAAGATTCTATAAGAGAAGCTTCGTTGCACAAACCGGCGATTTTCAAGAAATATCAAAGAAAATTGCTAGATGCGTGTGAAACTTTGGGTCTAACTGAGTTAATGCCCGATATTGGCATGGCTCAAGTTAGATACCTGAGACAAGTTTACTTGTCTCAAAACTAATACCTATTTACTCGTATATAGTTATAATGATGTAGTGTAAAATTAACGTAATATGAGGAGAGTATACCAACTAGGGCTATTTAGTTTACTAATCAGGGCTAGTATAAAACCCAGATGCTACACCTTCATAGAGCTTGGGTTGACTCTATGAAATATTTAGACCTGCTGCAAAGAATATTGAAATCCCAAAGGAGGAAGAATCCTTAAAGATGAGCACTGCCCCAGACATAGTTGAAGATGGGGGTAGTCGTGTAAACGCTTCAACGACTGAGTTTCTAAATGATGCTGCTGTAGTAAAGGCAGAGACACAACAAGTCTCGCTCGACTACACTTACTATAAGCAGTCCATGGTAGATACGCCTCAGGATATAAAAGCTTTTCTTGGCAAACCTGTTAGAGTTCAGTCTGGCAATTTTACAACTACTGATACTGCTACTAGTTTTAGTTGGTTGGAAGTACCTAGACAATTACTCGAAACAGTTGCTCTTGATAAGCTTAAGGGATATTTTGGCTTTCGTGCGACAATGGTGATACGTCTCCAAGTCAATGCATCCCGGTTTCAGCAAGGTCGCTACATGGTATGCTATGTACCATCTGGTGGCTCAACTTCTGCTAACGCTTACTCTTCTTGGAGAGATGCGCATGCTAGTACAAGAGTGCAAAGAACACAGTTGCCTCATGTGGAGCTTGATGTATCTTGTGATACAGAAGCTGAGTTGAGAATACCTTATAGCAGTGCCCTAGATTTTGTGCCCCTCCGCTCTATGACAACAAGTGGAGGGTACGGCTCTCTAGGGCATATCTCGATTTTCCCGTATAAGGCTCTGGTAGCTGCTTCAGGATTATCGTCTGCTTCGTACACTTTGTGGGCCTATTTCGAAGATGTTGAATTAGTAGGAATGGCAAACCCTCAAGGTGATATAACTACAAGCCGTAAAAAGAGGTCCAATACTGCTGTCGAACAAGAAGACAAAGGTGTTGGACCCATCCAGTCGTTGGCTATGAATGTGTCCAAGGCCGCGGGATTTTTAAATCCTGTTCCAATATTAGGTGAGTTTTCTCGCCCCGTTGGATGGGCCGCGGACATAGTTAGTAATGTAGCCTCTGTGTTTGGTTGGTCGGCTCCGATCAATCTAGTAACACCACACAGAGTTATAAGGAACACTGCTATTTATGCTAACAACGTAAATAAGGTTGATTCTTCACTGCCTCTTTCATTGTATACAGATAATGAAGTCGTAGTTCATCCTTCATTTGCGTTTGACAAAGCCGACGAAATGGATATAGTCAAATTTGTAATGCGTCCAGCGTTTGTTCGAGAATTTTCTTGGGCTTCGACGGATGCTGCAGGAACTGCTCTAACTGAGTTTGGTGTTCGTCCAAATGAAATTATCAATACTCGGTTAGTGGACAGCTTGCTAACAAGTGACTATGCTCCTTGTCAATACATGTCAACGCTGTTTTCAGCTTGGCGTGGATCAATGGTTTATACGTTCAAATTCGTTAAAACAGAATTTCATTCTGGACGTATTGCTATTGCGTTCTACTTGGAAGAAAGGGCGTCAACACCAGCCACTCCGGGTAGATCTCTTGACGAATCTGACTACGTTTATAGGGAAGTCATAGACGTACGAGAGCACAATGAGGTAACAATATGTGTGCCGTATATCTCGACAAGTCCTTATAGACCAGTGGAAAGTACTAGTCAAGGCCCAGGTAAGATTGGTACCATTTCGGTTTACGTTTTGGATCCGCTAATTGCTCCCAATACTGTGTCGAACACAGTTGATATTTTGATGGAAATGTCTATGGGACCTGATGCGGAGTTCTTTTATCCAAAAATGTTACACCGTAATATGAATATGGCTGCCACTCTTCAATCCGAAAATCTCACACCCGACCGAAGTGATTGTTCTTTAAAGTCGGGACCTATTGGTGGAGTCGATTGTCCAACTTATCAGTTGAACACTTCTCAGATCTGTGTTGGTGAGCGATTAACCAGCTTAAGATCTTTGCTGAAGCGATTTGACACTATCGCCACAGTGGGAGTTACAGCCAACTCCTATACAACTGTAGTGCCATTTGGTTTCCCCACCACCAATTTGGCTGCCCCTGTAGACAATAACGCTCTGCTAGACTTTTATGGTCAAATGGCGAGCATGTTTTGTTATTCCAGAGGCGGCGTGAGGTTGAAGATTAAAATGGATTTAGGTCTCGATGCTAGTGGTATCGCGCTCCTAATTGATAATATTGATCAGTTGGGTCCCACTAAAATCGTAGACTCAAGTGCCGACGTTGATGGAGTGTTCTACTCTGCCGATCACGCTGGCACTTATAATTACGTCATTCAAGACCAGTTTGAGGAAAAGTTTATTGAAGTTCAAGTACCTATGTACAACAGGTATGCTTCTAGACCTAATGCCTCACAATCTCTCGTACACGACTGGACTGCGGAAAACATAGATGCGTCTATGCGTACTCGCACAATGGTCGTGGCATATAACTATCGACCAACAGGAGCGTTGACAAGTTTTACTCCTATAGTTTTGAGAGCTGGTGCTGATGACTGTAATTTTGGAGGTTTTATATCCATACCTCCAATGATCTAGCCTGGATCTAAGCCTTACCGCCAAGAGGCAAGTAATAATGTTTGGCGCTCCTCGTCAAGGAGTCGGTAGATTCTGTGATTTTGTGGTTTTAATCAGAATATAACAAACCCGTGCATCCTCCACTGAAATAAGGGTGAATATGACAAAACCGGCTAAGGGAGCTATGGAGCATTGATGGTGCGGCCTTCAACTGCTACGACACAACAGTTAAACATAGTTCCTAGCTAAGGCTGTGAAAACTAGCTATTTACTGGGCATGTGGCGATACGCCCGG